TATCCGTACAACCTGTTCCTCGTGCCCGTACCGCACACTGACAACTACGAGATCAAGATGTACCAACCCCAAGTCGAGGGCACAAAGTGGCTCGGCTATTTTGAAACCAAGAAAGGAAAGAAGAAATGACAGCAATGCACTTAGACCACGACATGCGGCTACAAGCCGCCCGATGCATGGAGCGTGAGGGAGGTAGCTTCGCAGAGCATATCGCCCGAGCGTTCTATGTGGCCGACACGCAGAACGCAGAGAAGTTGTTGACGACATTCGATATGTTGTTCCTCAAGTTCTACGCGGAGCACTGCCGCAATGAGCGTATGAAGGAGACAACCAAAGGAGAAGGCAAATGACAGAGAACCAAACTTTCGCAGCACGCTGCGCCCTCGCTGACCTGTGCGGCGCATTGCAGGACTACCAGCAGCGGGGCAGTCCAGATAGTTTCCACGACTGGGACGCACACCGCCAGACCATTCAAGAGTTGGCCGAGGCGTTTGGCCTTGGCGATGAAGTACCGGAGGATTGCCAATGACAACACTCAGCACACCCAATCAGATCGAGGGCGCTCGACTACTCACACTGCGCTCCATGCTCAAGCTGGAGATGAAAGGTATGTCCCGCAGCCGCTCACCGAGCGCCTACTCCATGCTCAAACAGATGGGGTTCAAAGGCACTCGTGAGCAGGTGCTCGCACAAATGGACGAGCTTCGCAATGAACTCATAGGCAAGGAGTAGACGGGGACATTTGTCCCCAACAGTATGAGGGTGCTGTCTCACCCTCGCTTTCAGTTAAGTAAAACATCAAGGAGTTTTTATGTTCTTAGGATATTCCCCCAAGGCCAAGTGCTTTATGTACGCCGCCGATGTTGTGCGCTACTCGCGCCAGTGGCATCAGAGTTTGCAAAACAGATTCGAACTGCACCCCGCAGTGGCCGATGCGTTCCAGATGCACGACCCCGAAGACTGGCAACAGTTGCTGCTTGAGTGGCCGCATGAGGCCACGACCGATGTGACCCGCCTTGCCTACACACGGGACGAGCGAGCAGGCGAGGCCGACAGGCAGACGCTGACATCATTGGGCAAGTACATCAAGCAACACTGGCCGCGCATGGCAGACCATCACATAAGGGATTTCGTAGCCAAGTACGCTACAGCGGCTAGCTTTCACATCGAGCGCACCACTGAGGCCATCGTGCGTGCTGTGCAACATGGCCCCGCCTCATGTATGAAGTTCGATGAGAACGAGGAGGGAGATCGCAACGAGCTTGATGAACTCGGGGCGCATCCCTACGAGGTGTACGCGCCGTGCTACGGCTGGCATGTGGCAACCCGCCGCTTGGGGCATCAGATCGTGGGTCGTGCGCTACTCATGCAACGGGACAACCTAGAGAGCAACCCCAAGTACTTCGTGCGTACCTATCGGCACAAGGATGGTGAGCGGTACTCGCAACCCGATGACGAGCTGCATCAGTGGCTACATTCGCAGGGGTACGAGAAGCGCAACGAATGGAAGGGGGAGCGGCTGGCGTACATCAAGAGCGGGCACAGCGACTGCGACTTCATCGCTCCTTACATCGACGGCGGGACGCAGGATGTTGACATTGAGAACGAGCGCATGCCTGACGGCACATACAGACAGTATCTACGCATCACGAGCAGTGGTGACTGGCAGTGCAGTAATCAAAACGGCACTGCGACTGAGCAGAACGCATGCAGTTGTGCGGACTGTGGCCAGCGCATCAGTGAGGACGAGCAGCGCGGCACAGGTATATACGACGATCATGTCGTTGGCGAATGCTGCATCGACGAGTACACGCATGTCACTGGGCGCAGGGGCAACGACTACTATGTGCCCAACGATGACGCCGTGGAGGTTGACGGCACTTACTACGACCGCGACTACCTCAGTGACAACGGCATCGTGGAGCTTGAGAACGGCGAGTACTGCTCGATGGATGATGCGGTCAGTGTTGGTGACGAGTGGTATCACTGCGATGACGATGCGATTGTCTGTGACCATGTGGGCGACTACCAACTGCGCGATAACTGCGTAGAGCTACACGATGGCGAGTGGGCGCTGCTTGACGAGACATGGGAGTGCCAAGGGTCGGGCAACTTCTACTTGTACGATGACGATGCACCTGTCGAGATTGACGGCAACATGTACCACGAGGACTATGTACCCGAGCCAGAAGAAGTCGAGCCATGCCCCGTACGGGATGCGTGCCTGTCCATTGAACCAACCACAGTAACAATCAAGGAATCAACATGAACAAGAAATCAATACTCTGCAAGACGCTATCACGCGCCCTGTCAATGAAGCGGCCACACGGCACACGCGCAGTCATCGAGTTCACGGACTGGCTGCACTCACACATACCCAAGCGCAAGCACATCGCTGTCAGCTATGACAAGGTGGGCAACCTGCATGTAGACGCACGACTCGACGACACCAACCGCACGCTGTTCGTAGCCCATGTGGACACAGTGCATCGTGAGACAGGTGCCAACAAGATCAGGAAGACTCAAGGCAAGTGGTATGCCGATGGTGCGCCCCTTGGTGCTGACGATGGTGCGGGTTGCGCGATGCTGATGCACATGCTGCATGCTGGTGTACCGGCGTACTACATCTTCACGCAGGGCGAGGAGCGCGGGGGTATCGGTGCTAAGTACCTTGCCGACCACAGCCCCGAGTTGCTGGCCTGCTTTGATCGTGCCATTGCGTTCGACAGGCGCGGCATCGACAGCGTTATCACGCATCAGGGGTGGGGCAGGTGCTGCTCTGATGAGTTCGCTGACGCACTGTCCGGTGAGCTGTGTGCTGACGGCGTGCTGATGTATCTGGGCGATGACACAGGTGTGTACACCGACACTGCCGAGTTCGTTGACATCATCCCCGAATGCACCAACATCAGCGTGGGCTACGACAACGAGCACTCAGACCGCGAGACTCTGGACATCTTCCACTTCACAGCGCTGGCTGCTGCGGCCGTCAAGATCAAGTGGGATGCCCTGCCCGTGGGGCGTGACCCGACAGTCATCGAGAAGCTGCCCCTGATGGACTGGAAGAGTTACTACAGCACGACCAGCCTGACTTCATGGGACGGCAAGTGGTCTGACGCCAGCGCCTACGGGTACACGGACAACGACATGCTGGAGGACGCACTGCGCGATGCCATGCGTGGGATGTATCACGACCTGCTCGACATGATCGCAGAGGCGGCGTACCCAGAAGACCCCATGATGGCGCTCAAGTTCCTCAACAAGCGCATGCTCACTGACGAGGTGTTGCAGCGTGCGATGTCTGACTGCGCTGTCTACGATGCCGATACTGTGTTGCTGTCTCTGTTCGACACAGTTCACTGCGAAGTCTGACGGGTGTCATTTCGGTTTGCACCGTTGGAAACGGTTTGCAGCCTGCCGACTCAGGCTGCGCTTTAAGGAGAAGTAAATGAAACATCAATGGAACACAGGCCGAGGGTATGACGAACATGGGCAGCGCATGGTTGCCGAAGTACACGAGAAGGAGGTTATGTTCTCTGACCTGAGCCGACACATCAACGGCTCGATACTATTGGGCCACTATTTGAGTGGGCGGGACATAGACCCCTACACCCTTACGCAGCTAGTCATGACCAACTACGACCTCTGCAACTACAGCGGCAGCGGCACAACCCTTAAATGGGAGAAGTAAATGATCAAGATAACCATATCCAAAGGCGTGATCGAAACGTACGTCGATGTGATGCTAAACACTGTGCAGCGCGGTATAGACGGAACGCCCCCTAGTCGCGTTGCATGGGAAGGCATGCAAGAGATGCTCTGGCGCATCAAGCACTACATCGACCAAGGAGAAAGCAAATGACTGAGAAACACACGTTCATTGAGATGTACAACGCCAGCAACTACGACAGTTGGGAGCAGGCTTGGAAGTTCGGAGGAGTTTACATAACCACAGTGTTCAGTGTTGACGAGCCTCGGCATGGCGCTGGGTTTTCCATCATGGAGGATGTGCGCGATGCCATCGAGACAGCTTGCTGGATGATGAACAGCAACTGCGAGGTCAAGCACCGCACCCGCATCGGGCCAGTGGCCGACAACATCTATATCGACCAAGGAGAAGACAAATGAAAACAGATGAACTGACAGGTGCCGCCCTTGATTGGGCAGTGGCGAAGTGTGAGGGTGTAGAGATCATCGTGCGACAAGAAAATTGGGACTGGTACTCAAGCTCTTGGGAGCAAGGCGGCCCGATCATTGAGCGGGAGAAGATCGCAACAGCTTGGCACCTCACACGCTGGGTTGCATGGCGTGGCGTGATCGAACACCCCGGCCCAACACCCCTGATCGCAGCCATGCGCTGTTATGTAGCAAGCCGACTTGGCAATGACATTGAGATACCGGAGGAGCTGAATGTTTGACAGAGGAGACACCATCACGCGGGTAGTGTTCCTACTCGCGCTTATCGTAGTAGCGCTTGATTTACTTTACTGGAGGCCGTTATGAGGGGGGGGAAACCCCTTACAAAAAAGAGTGAACACTAACATGTCTAATAGTGGACAATACCCGATTTCAATCAAGGAGAAAACAATGCCAGATATGAAGACCGCACTGCATGCCGTGCTGAACGAGTGGGAAAAAGCCGAGACTCCCCTATCAACATCTTCTCAGGAGCAAGCTGCATCCGCCAAGCAAAGGCACTACTTCCAACCCACAGTGGGGGTGTCGCAAGCATCGTTCAACTATGTCAGAGACAACCCCTACACAACCGCAACGCAAGCCGTGCAAGCGCTGGAGAAGCAAGGGTTCAAGAAAAGCTCGCTGACCTCGCTGTACACGCAGATGATTAGGCAAGGACACTTGAGCAGAGACAAGGACGGCAAGCTGACGGCGCTCATTCCAGAGTTCCGTCCACTGAAGGCAACGGCCACCATACGCAACATGGGAGCGTTGCTGAGAAAGAAGCTGGCCAATACGAAAGCCCCCACCAAAGCAGACCCACCGCCACGCCAACCAGCGAAAGTGAACATCGACATCGCGGCCATCAAGAAGCAAAACGGGATACGCGCAGGGATAGCTACGCTCAACGCGTCCCATGCCCAAGCTGCCCCCGCGCCGACACTTCTCACGGCCAAGCAGGTGTTGGAGACGCTCAGTATCAAGGAAGCGCACATGCTGTACCGCGAATTGCAAACAATGTTTGGAGGTTGATATGTGGAAATATATGTGGACCGAATTGAGGTTGATGCTCAAGACCGTGACGCCGACACAAGCCGTTACGCACGAGTTGATGCACGCCGAGCATGAATTGTTGAAGGCTGAATCAGGGGTCGAATATGCACAAGCGCTGGTGACTTACAACAAGCAACGAGTCAAGCGCCTGAAGGCGTACTTGGGCAAGACCGAGGAGGCAGCATGACAAGGATGTGCGACACGGGTTATCGTGAATGCCCACGCCAGCCGACTTGCGGCATGGACTGCCACTTCACCACGGCAGAGCTTGAGCCAGAGACGCGCAAGGTCAAGCCGTATCCCGTCGTACCCGCCGACATCGACCCAGTGCCAGAAACATGGCACAGGATTGGAGCGTTCATGCTTTGGTCTATTTTTACAGTGCTGGCAGTGATCTGCCTTGGACTGTTCTTTACTGGCGCTTGGATTTGGAGTCTGCTGATATGACGATATACGACACAGAAATGCTCAAGATGCTTACCTCCCCCAAATATGTTGGCGGCTACCGCATGGGCGAAATTACCTTCAACCTGACCAAAAAACCCCTCTGGATTCACCGCATGGGTGTGCGTCTGGTGCTGGGCTGGAAGTGGGTGGACGCATGAAAACAATCATTGAGATGGCCCGTGAGGCTGGCATGGTTGTGATTGATGACGAATACAGCCTGTTGCCGTTTCTCAAGCGCTTTGAAGCCCTTGTCCGTGCTGATGAGCGTGAAGAGTGTGCAAAACACTGCGAGGGAATTAACAGTTTGGAAGATTATTATGGCGACCGACCTGAGTTAGCTTGTGCAGAATCCATCCGAGCAAGGGGGAACACATGACACAAGAAGACATCATCCGCATGGCGCGTGAGGCGAATGCAAGTTTTGAAACAGCCGAATCTATGTTTAAGTTTGCCGCCCTTGTCGCAGCAGCAGAGCGTGAGGCGTGTGCGAAGCTGGCTGACGAATACATAGAGGGGTGTGAAGGGACAAATTTAGGTGTAGGCAAAGCCATTCGAGCGAGGGGGAACACATGAACAAGCGCATGAAAGACATGAGCGAAGCAGACAGAGAGTTCGCTCGACAAGCGTGGGTAGAGAACGACTGGGACGGGTATGTGAACTTGCCAAAGCTCATTGAGCTTGTCCGTGCTGATGAGCGTGAGGCGTGTGCTCAGTTAATTGAGAGTTTGTTTATCCCTGACGATGCCGTGAGCGAGTTCATTGCCGAAGCAATCCGAGCAAGGGGACAAGCATGACTGACCAAAAGAAACTTATAGACAGCTTTGTGGAGGACTTGCTCAACACAATCCACAAATACGATGACACCCTGTACTCGGCAACCGTGGTTGGCTGCTTGGAGTTTGTTAAACAGCAACTGATTGATGAAGCAAAGGAGGACGAGCATGACTGACCCTCAACTTCTGATATTGACGGGAATCATCTGGATAGCTCCACACTGTGACAGGGTTTACTGCATTACTGTTGGCTGCGTCTTTCTTATTGCGGCTGCTTGCCAAGGATTGGGGTGGATATGACCAAAGAAACAGAAGCACTGAAGCTGGCGCTGGAGGCGCTGGAAAACGGAATGAAGTTTGTCTGGACTGACCCCGAGCGTGAAGCGGGCTTTGTTGCAATTGATGCCATTAAAGCAGCCTTGGCACAGCCAGCGCAGAAGGATGCTGCACGCTACCAACACATCAAGGGTATGGCCCGTGCAATGTCGCTGGACATGGGTGGCAATCATTACTGGCACATGAGTCTGCGAGACATTCGCGGCCCGAACTTGGATGAAGCAATTGACCGAGCCATTGAAGCCGAACTCAAGGAGAAGAACACATGAAGCCATGCCTGAAATGTATTTATTTACAAAAACAACGCACCAAGCACACCGTCATTCTGATGTGCGCCGTCATCGAAAAGCCCTGCGTCAAGTCGCTTACGCCAGAGGGGACGTGCGAACAATTTAAAGAAACGCAGCCCAAGGAGAAGAAGAAATGATTGACGATGACGATGACACACAGGTCTACAAGAAGCCGTGGGTAAACCTGAGTGATTCACAACTAGAAGCGATCTACTACGAGGTGGTAGCGGAACACCGAGGTGCGCCTATGCCTTGGGGACAAGTGGTGTTTGCAAAGGCGGTGCAAGCCATGTTGAGGGAGTTGAACACATGAGAGTGCTACGCAGAAACGGTAACGACCTGAACTGGCAAGCCAAACTGAAGTCTGAGTGGGACAGAGATGACCATCTCCACAAGAATGCGATGCGTAGGCTTGCAAGAGACATTTTTGAGTTGGCTGTGACGCGCGACTATTACATTGACCGCGAGACCATGCTCAAGATGTACGACCACTACATGTTGTATGACCCGAATGTAGTGCCGCAGTGGAGACAAAACGAAGCTGCGTTGCTTGAAAAAATTATGGAGAGCACATGAAAAAACAGAAGCCACTGAACGAGCAGTTTGGATTGTCCGTAGAGGAAACGCTCAACCGTTTAATCTGGCTTGGTCAAACTATGCGCTGGTACGAAGAAGAGCACGGAGAAAAGCTGGACGCCAAAATTCTTTCAGCCGTGCTGAACGCCAACTCATGGCCCGAAGAGGAGAACACATGACCAGACCTACAACCGCCCGTGAATGGTGGCTGCAAGAGCGTGAGAACCAGCTTGACCTTGCCAAACTTTTCTACGGCCGCTTTGGGAACAAGTCCGCAACCATGTGGCACTGCCTGTTTGCATGGGCAACACCGGACATCTGGCGTGACCCTGAACCAAGGAGAAGAACACTTGAAATGCCCAACCTGTAACGAGTGGACGACAGTCGAACAGACAAAGAACTTGGGCGGCTTTGTAGAGCGCAGACGCAGATGCGCTAACGACCACACATTCACAACCGAAGAGCGGGTAATCCCCGACAAGAAGCGCGGACGCCCAAAGAAAACCAAGGAGAAAGTAGATGACAATAGCCACCCTGTCCCGTTATGACCCCATCAAAGGATGTTTTGTTTTGAAAGATTTAAACCCCAAGCCCCCCGCCAATGCGTTCGAGTGGAAGCGCTATGTTGTAGAAGAAGCAAGCAGGCGCGGCGACAAGCCCGTCACACAGGACATGACTTACAAACGCAGCACAATGTCAACCAAGACTGTTGAGAGAGTGCGTGAGACTAACCCGAACTACGGCACCGTGCCGTTCACCACCAAGACAGAAGCCCTGATCGCGCTGAAGCCCAAGCAGTTCACCATTTACAGCAAAGCACAACGAGCTAAAGGAGTAGCCCAATGAAAGCAGACGAAGTACAGGTCAGTGGTAGCCACTACAAGGACATGCCCATCCAGCCGTGGGCGCTGATGGAAGCGGTGCTTACCCCAGAGGAGTTCCAAGGATTTCTCAAGGGCAACATCATCAAGTACGCCATGCGTGCTGGCCGTAAGGACGGCAGCGATGACGCAGGCAAGGCCAAGCACTATATGCAAAAACTCAAAGAAGTGATCTGATGGCACAAACCCCCGAAGGCAAAGTCAAGGCAGCAGTGCGTAAGCTGCTGGTTGAGTTCGGTATCTATTACTTCTCGCCTGCGGCCAATGGCTACGGGCGTGCGGGGATACCGGACATCATCTGCTGCTTCGGGGGGCGCTTCATTGCCATCGAGTGCAAGGCAGGTAAGGGAGTCACCACGGCCCTGCAAGACAGGGAGCTAGCCGCCATCCGCACAGCAGGGGGCATGACGATGGTGGTCAACGAAACAAACATACAGGAACTAAGGGAGAAGCTGCAATGGATGAGATGACACGAGAAGAAATTGACAGAGCAATCGGGGAGCTGGACGAAGCCGAGCGGGAATACCTCAAGCTCCTCATCAGCCGCATAGTGCGCTGCTTTGTAGATGACGACCACGAGGCGGTGCTGCTGTTCGGCAGGGACAACACCAACCAGATCGCAATGTGTACCGTTAACTGTGACGAGATACCCGCTGCCAACATGATTAACTACGCACACAACCTGACGTCGTTCATGGCCACAGTAGGCGCACCACCCAAGGAGAAATTTAATTGAGCGCCCCCTACGACCAGATAGTAAGCATTGACTTTGAGACAGTGTGGGACCGCAAGACCGGCTACTCACTGTCCATGATGACAACCGAGGAGTACATACGCCATGAGAGATTCCACGCGTTCGGAGCTTGCGTCCATGTATACGGAAGCGATGAGCCAATTGAGTGGGTACGAGGACGAGACCTATCTGAGTACCTTCAGCAGTACGACTGGGGACGAACCGCCATCCTTGCTCATAACGCACAGTTCGACGTATCCATCCTTGGATGGGAGTACGACACCCACCCCTGTTTCATCTTCGATACCCTGTCAATGGCGCGAGCTTTGCGTGGCGTTGAGGTTGGCAACAGTCTCGCCCGACTTGCAGCAGCTTTTGGTCTTCCCGCCAAAGGGACCGCCGTATACAGTACCGATGGTCTGGCCGAGCTGGACGCGAACATGGAACATGAACTTGCAGAGTATTGCAAACACGACGTATATCTATGCGAACAAATCTTCCAACGGCTATCACGAGGCTACCCAGCGAAGGAACTTAGGCTTATAGACATGACGCTCAAGATGTACACGAACCCGGTGCTACAACTTGACAGCGCCATGCTGGTTGACGCACTACATGAAGAAAAGGAAAAACGTGAAGCACTACTACATCGGCTCGGCGTGGACGAGGCTGTACTGGCATCGAACCCTAAATTTGCAGAAGCACTGGAAGCGCTCGGCATACCGCCGCCGCGCAAAATCAGTAAGACAACCGGCAAGAGCACGCTTGCTCTCGCTAAAAATGACGCTATGTTCCAAGCCCTCCTCAACGGAGCCAATGAAGACGTGGCGCATCTATGCGAAGCGAGACTGGCGGTCAAATCAACTACTGAACGTACGCGTGCTCAGCGGTTCCTCGACATCAGCAAGCGCGGAGCGCTGCCGGTCCCGCTCAGCTATTACGGGGCCAGCACGGGTAGGTGGACGGCCAGCAAAGGCAGCGCCATCAATATGCAGAACCTCAAACGAGGCTCGTTCCTACGCAAAGCAATTATGGCTCCCGAGGGGCACCAGCTCGTCGTGGGGGACTTATCGCAGATTGAACCGCGAGTCCTCGCGTGGCTTTCGGATTACGGGAATATGCTCGACATCTTCAGCGCAGGGGGTGACCCTTATGCCGCTTTCGGCTCCCAGATGTTTAACATTCCCGGGCTTACCAAGGAGTCGCATCCAGACCTTCGTCAGTCTGCTAAATCGGCCCTACTCGGGTGCGGCTATGGTCTTGGCTGGGCATCGTTTGCGGCTCAGCTACTCGTCGGTTTCCTTGGGGCACCGCCGGTCAGGTACACCAAGGAGTTCGCCAAGACGCTTGGAGTGACTGCCGAGACCGCCGAGAAGTTCTTGGACTGGGATGACAACCTCAAGAAGCTCGAAGAGATACCGCACATCTGCACCATGACGGAGTTGGTCATCCACTGTCTCGCGGCCAAGGCCATCATCGACAAGTACCGCCTGACTGCCGAGCCTGTGGTGGCGCTGTGGAACATGTTCGGGCACCTGATCCAGTACAGCCTGTACGAAGGCAAGGAGTACACCCACAAGTGCGTGACCTTCAAGAAGGGGGAGATCGTGCTGCCCTCTGGCATGAGCCTGCTATATCCTGACCTGAAACCGGGGAAAGATGAAAAAGGCAGGTTGCAGTGGACATACGGCGCAGATGAGACTAAACTGTATGCAGGAAAAATAACCAACAATGTCACGCAGGGCGTAGCGAGATGCGTGATGACTGATGGGATGCTGAGAACCGCGAAGAGGTACTTCGTGGCTGGAACCGTGCATGACGAGCAGATTGCTGTTGTGCCTGATGAGGACGTTGCTGACGCTAAAACATGGGTTTTGGCGCAGATGACTATGGAGCCGAAGTACATGCCGGGCATACCACTGGCCGCTGACGGAGGCGCACACAAGCGTTATGGCTTGGCGAAGAATTAAAGGAGAAGCAGATGAAGAGACCGTACCACAAGCAAGATAAGGACGAGGTGTTTGAAACCATAATTCGTTGGAGCCTAAACGAGTACGACGATGACGAAGCCGAAGTCGATATTGGAGACGCAATGCACGTTTACTTTGACAAAGCAGGGCCGAGACATTGGTGTGAAGTGCGAGATGAAGCGCGACTTTTTGCGGCGCGTTTATATGAACCCGAGGATTTTGAAGAGGGCTCCCCGATTGACAGCCTTCTGACGGCTACGGCTGCACAAGCGGCGGACGGTGTTTGGCAAACGGTTGCCGAAGCGTTCGGGCTGAACAAAGAATACGTCGAGCTTGTGATGGCACACTGGCACGAAAGAGAACAAGGTGAGCCGATTCCAGAGCCCGCCATTTCGTGGGAGGAGTTTATGCGCCGCTACGAAACCGAGAAAGCCGAGTGGGAGGCCGACGCAGCCACCTTTGCTAAGGGTGGGTTGGATGCGCTATTCAAAGAATTCTTAGAAAGCAAGGAGAAGTAATGGCAGTAATCAAAGCACCCATACCGCGCAAGGTGCGCGTGGGTAACAAGCAGTATTCAATCGAGATCGTGGAGGCCATGCTTGAGAAGAGAGTCATGGGACGCATCAGCTACACGGCGCAGACAATCAAGCTGGGCAGGCGCAGTAATGTGACGCACAAACCATTCGCACCGACGCAAGTACAGGAGTCGTTCTGGCACGAAGTAACCCACGCAATCCTGCACGACATGGGGCGTGACACGCTGAACCGAGACGAGAAGTTTGTTACCGAGTTTGCACACCGGCTTACCAAGGCCATTAACTCAGCGAGATTTTGAATGACCAAACCAGTAACGTGGAGCCACAGCTCCCTCAAGGACTACGAGGGCTGCGCCCGCCGCTACCACGAAGTCAAGATTCTCAAGAAGTACCCGTTCGTTGAGACTGAGGCAACGCGCTACGGAACGATACTGCACAAGGCCGCAGAAGAGTACGTGGCTGACGGCACGCCCATCCCCCCTGAGTTCGAGTACGTCAAGGACACGCTCGATGCGCTGCTCGCCAAGCCCGGGCGCAAGATAGCCGAGCTTCAGATGGCGCTGACTCAGGACTTGCGGGTGTGCGATTGGAAGTCCAAAGACGCATGGGCGCGGGGTATTGCCGACTTGCTCATCATCGACGACGAGAACATGACAGCGTGGGTCGTGGACTACAAGACGGGCAACGACAAGTACCCAGACCGCGACCAGCTACGCCTCATGTCATTGATGGTGTTCAAGCACTTCCCGCACATACGCAAGGTTAACTCTGCGCTTTTGTTTGTGGTCAAGAACTCGATGGTCAAGCACAGCATGACGGTTGACGAAGCCGAAGCTGAGTGGTGGCGCTATCGGGAGCGAGTCGCTAAGATTGAGGCGTCAGTAGCAAACAATGTGTGGAACCCCACACGAACCCCGCTCTGCGGCTGGTGCCCCTGCGCTGGCTGCGAGTTCAACACTAAGAGGTAAATCATGGCAACCAGAGACTACAAGAAAGAGTACAAGCGCGATTTAGAAACCGGCAAGTCCGGCCCTAGTTCAGACCAACACGAACGCCAGAAGGCACGGCGGGCGTACGACAAGAAGGGCGTAGACCGCGCAGGCAAGGACATCGACCACATCAAGCCCCTGCGCAAAGGTGGCAAGACCATACCGGGCAACACGCGACTACGCAGCAAGAGCGCCAATCAAGGCGACAACAAATAAGAACATGGAGAAGCAATGGAAATCATCGAGAACAAGGCGCTGCTCTTGCGTACGCGCAGCCCTGAGAA